AGACCCATAAGCTCATTGAGTGGGCGCTGCGGAGGCGCCTCGGGGCCGAGGCCGGGCCCGAGCCGTTCGCCTGCCGGGAAGCGCGCCACGGGTTCGAGGTGTTCGACCGCTGGGCCGAGAGTGTCGCGCTCAAGCCGGTGTTGATTGAGCGCACGGTCTATTCCATGCAGCACGGCTACGCCGGCACGCTGGATTTGCTCGCGCGCGTCAATGGCGTCTTGACGGTGATTGATTTTAAGACCGGCGCCCGCATCTATAGCGAAGCTCGGCTTCAGCTCGCCGCGTACCGCGCCGCGATGGTTGAGATGGGCTATGTCCCGACGGCTGCTCTCATTGTGCGGTTGCCGAAGGTCGCCGGGGATCCCGAGGTGGACGTGCAGCCCGTTGATGGACTCGAGTCGTTGTTGACGGTCTTCCTCGCCGTCAAGCAACTCTGGGACTGGCAGCAGACGGCCGACAAGGCGCGCCGGGGGCCGCGGCGGGTGGCGTAGGTTATGAGAGGCCCGACGTGGGCGGCACCGTGACAAACACGTCGCGATAGACCGACACCATGTCGGCGGTCATCTCAAGATCCGGCATCGGCGGGTCGAATACCACGCCCTGCGGCGTGACGTGATACGGGCGCAGCAGCATGTATAGCCGGTCCCGCGTCCCGACGTGGGCGATCAAGGCATCCTGCTTCCGGGCGTGGTTGGTCGCCTTGTCAACCGAGTGCAGGAAGATGTCGGCGACGACGACGAATCCGTAGACTGGAAACTTCCGGACGAGCGCCTTCAGCGTGGCGAGTCGGTCATCCCGGTTGGGGACCACCGTCGTTCGGTACTCGCCCTGCTCGTCGAGCACGCTCACCATGATCGCCGGCGTCTCGGTGGGCCTCCTCGTCCGTTGGCCCATCATAAAAGCCAAGTCACGCTCGGCCTGCGCCCGCAGACTCTCCGGCGAGATGGGCACGCCCTTGATCCGGAGGCCGATGATCGTCTGCGGCGTGGTGAAGTCCTCCCGTGGCCCGACGAAATCGGCCGTCATAAAGTCATGGAACGCGGTGACCTGGTCGGGGGTCCAGTCGGCTTGTCGCCGCCCGACGACCAATTCGAAGGCCAGCCCCATGTCATGGGCGCGCACATGCGCGACGACCGCGTGCATATAGTGCTCGTCCGATTCGTCCGGCTGTGGATCGCGGAACGGGTACATCGTCAGCGCATGGCTGATGAGATCGCCCGTCGGATTCGACCGGTGCGGGCGTGGGCGGCGTTTGCGATGCGGCACCTCAGCGTCCCTCCATTCACGCCCTGCCGCCCCGTTCTCGCGGGAGGCCCGGACTTCTAGATCGGGTCGCGTAATCTACCGGCGCGCGATCAGGATCCACGCCAGCCAGACGAGGCCCGCGACCACGAGCCCCACGAGCGCCATCACGATCGCGGTCAGCCACGGCAGCAGGCGGCGCTCGAGGTCGGGGCGGGTCACCGGCCCGCCCTCGCCGGCGGGATCTCCAGGCGGTCGGGCGTCGTCGTCCACGCCAGCACGCAGGCGCGCGACCCCCAGGCCTCGGCATCCACGCGCCACTCGAGGAACTCGATGAGCGCCGGCAAGGCGAGCAGGGCCCCGGGCGTGGCCCGCGCGACGGCTTCCGCCAGGTCGTTGCAGAGGACGGCCTGTAAGAATCCGCCGGGCAGGATGCCCTCGAGAAAGTAGCGCGCGAGGCCGTCGTGCAGATGCGCGGGGATGTGCGAGGCGTCGAGGGCCCGGGTGAAGCGCGCACGCTGGGCGTCGGTCAACGGGATCATGCGCGCGGCTTCTGTCGGGCGGCGGTCACGGCGGCCCGGTAGCTGGTGGCCAGTTCCGCGAGCACCTCGGCGAGGTCGAGGGAGGGGGGGCCGTACACGCGCACGCCGAGGTCGCTGCCGACTCGGGCCACGAGGAGCACGGGCACGGCGTCGGGATCCTCGACAATCCGCCGCTCGTGCTCGCGGGCGTCTACGCCGATGGCGATGGCGTTCCCGCCCGTGTCGAACCCGATGTCGTTTCTGGCGATCACGGTGCGCAACCGTTCGATCTCCTCGACGAAGCTCTCCAGCAGCTTGTAGGCGGCATAGAGATCAGCACCGTAGATCGTGGCGGCAGAATTCGGCCAGCCCGCACTTGCAGCCTCGGCAGTTCGGCCCTTCGCCAGAATCGCTTTCGCCCGCGCGAGGTCGTCCTCGATGGTCGCGTAGTACGACATGGTTGCCTCTAATGGCCGGGGATCATGGTGTTGGCGGCCGTCTCAATTCGTGGATCTCCGGAGTCGATCAATCTCGGCCCGCGTGGCGCGATTGGCCTCTTCGATCTGCTGCAGGTCGCGCTGCGCCGTCTCCCAATCCGGATACTCTTTCGACCACCGCACCTCGTATTGCCACGCCGCCGGCGCGCGCCCGCAGATCGCGCACGGGCCACATGCTCGTGCCTTGACGATGGCGTGCAGGCCCTTGATGATCCCCGCGTCGCTCATGAGGTCGTCAGTCACGGCCAGGGCGACGATGCAGTGCCGCGCCGGGCCGCACAAACATTGCGCCAGACGGAATCTCATCGTCCGCCCCAGTCGAGAATCCGCGCGTGGCTCGCATCGGCCGACACGCGCCCCACGACGCGGCCGCCAGACCCGCAGAGCGCGCGGTACACGTCCTTCCACGGGCCATAGTGCCGCGAGCGCAGGTTCTCGAGGCACGCCTGCCGGACGGAATAGCGAGTGATCGTGTGCACGCGCCGCGCGGCGTAGAACTCGTGACGCCGCACGCTGTACCACATCCGCTGCCCATCGGCCAACGCGGCATCCCAGCAAAGCCGACCCTCTTCGCACCACGCATGTGCGTAGGGCTCGCCCGCATCGCCGATCGCGATCCCGTGGATCAGCTCAAGTCGGCGGTCCTTAGCGAGGGTGGGTTCTGCCAGCACGCGCTGATTCAGATACTCGAGCGCGTCGTCGAAGCAATGGCCGGTGGGAAGCAGGTCCACCTTACTGATCCTCCGCCGGATCATCGCCGCGGCGCAGGACCTCGAGGGTGGCCGGCGCATCCGCGAAGTAGGCCCGGACATGCTCGATGAAGGTCACGGCGACATACCGATTCGACTCATTGAGCTGCGGATGGCGCAAGGCGAGCTGCAGCAGGCCAGCGAGATGCATGGCTGACTGCGCTCTGAGGACGAGCGTCAGCGGCGCGCGGTTCTCGCATTCGGCGACCATGCCGGTCAGCAGGTCCGCCTCGGCTTGCGCGGCCTGTCCGCGCCGCACGAAGTCGAGCACACGGGCGTCGTCGTCGTCGGTCATGAGCGAGCCTTTGCCGCCTGGCGTGGGCTTCGGTCGTCGTCGCGGCAGATCCCAATACGGAGTCTTACACGCGGGGTTGGGGCAGCGCCGCGGCCGCGGGTCCATCGTGCGAGGTCTCCAGATATGTCCGCAGCGTTCACATTGATACCCCGAAATCTGGATCTTGGCCATACCGGCCGGATTGTCCCCGCCCGGTGTATGCCTTTTGGGAATACTCCTCTAGTGTATCCCTTTTAAGGATAGTCGTCACTCAGACGGGGCGAGGCTCGCCCGCACCGGTCGCGGCTTGGCGTGGCGCAGCTTCCGGAGCCGCTGCTCCTCGTGGGCATTGGCGATGCTGACGTCCAGCAGCTGGTCGAGCGCGCGGACAGCATCCGGTGCCAGACGGAGCAGGATGAGGACTTTGTCGAGCACCCGGATCAAGACTTCCAACACGGGAAGCGGGGAGGACGCCGAGGCGGACGGCGAAGATGGCATGAGGGGAGCAACCTCCTTCCCACGGACGTCGAACACACAGAGGGGGGGGAGACCGAGAAGGGCGGTACCCTAGCACATCTCAGGACCCCGCCGTTGCGAGGCCGTCACTCACTTGTGATTTTTCCGTGCAGGACGACGCCGGGCGGCGCGGGGGGCGTCATAGGGCGGCATGCTCATGAAGACCATTAGGCTGTCAATGAGGCGACGGCGCCGAATCTCTTCAAAGACGCGCAATTCGAGCGGTGTCATTTCCGCGCAAAATTCCACCCCCTGATCGCGGACGGCTTCCGTCATCGAGAGCCGCAGGCCGACGCACAGCGTTTCGAGATCATTGACTGTCAGCTCGGTCTCGCCGTTCAGGACCTTCGACACCTTCGATTGCGTCCAGCCAATCTGCCCGGCGAGATCGGCTTGATTCAAGCCGCGGCGGTGTAGTTCGAGGCGCAGACGTTCGGCCGCACGGACCGACGCACGATCACTCATCCCAAGGTTTCCAATTAGGAATATACGACCTGCGGGACTGGCGCGCAAGCACGGCTGCGGGTGGGGCCGATCTAGCTCGACTTGACAACGGCGACGATCAGCGAATAATTTATCGCCGAGTTTGTCATGATGAGAAAGCGACCCGCCGCCGTCCTGGTGCCCAGCGCGCGCCCGAAGCTCCGCTCCCAGTCCACGCACCGCACGCTGAAGGCGTGGCGCCTCTCGTCGCGGCTGAACCAGGCGGAAGCCGCGCAGCTCCTCGGCGTCAGCCAGGGCTTCTACAGCAAGATCGAAGCGGGCAAGGGCTGGCCGCACGCGAAGCTGGCCCAGAAGATTTCGGCGCGCGTCGGCGTCCCCGTCGTCACGCTGCTGGGGCTCTCATGAGCCGAGTTGCTCATCTGGACACGCCGGCGAAAGCGCGCCGATCACCGCCCCTAGGGGGACGCGAAGTCTACCTCAGCCAAATATCATTCTGGGAAAGTTTCAGTATATGCGCTCACACGTATATATCTGTTTTATTCCAAAAAGATATTGAGTCTGATAATGGATGTTCAGTAACTATTTCCCAATTGGAATATTTAGCTGAGCTGGCTGGAGGGGGCGTCGAGGGGCGAAAGTGGCCCGGCGCAGAGGGGCGAACCCACCCGGCCGGCGCGCTGAGTATACCCCAGATCGAGCCGTCCGGCGCTGGCGCTGGCCGCTTTCCTATCTCGACAGAATTCGCGCGGAGTCTGGCGCGATGACCCACCTCCCGCGGTCGCACTATGAGCTCGGCGATCCGCTGGCCGAGGCGCTCGCCCGCCAGGAGCGCCGCGAGCACCTGACGGCGCGGGCCAAGGGGCAACGGGTGCTCCTCATCGCCGACGCGTGTCTGACCGCCTTGATCGCGCAGGGCAGCAGTTTCGCCGGCGCGGCCGAGGCGCGCCGCGTGCTGTTTCACGTCCTGGCGGACCTCCTGTATCAGCCGGACACCGCGATCGACGTCCCCGACTTCACCCGCGCCGAGAGTCTCGATCAGTTCCGCCACGCCAGGAGTGACCATGCCCACCGATGATGTCGCCGTGGACGCCCCCGAACCGACCGCCCTCGAGTTGCGGCATCCCGGCACGCCCGTCTCGTTGAGCGACCTGGCCGCGCTGAAAGGCGGGGCCGTCGAGGTCATCGAGGCGCGCGTGCAGATCCTCAAGACGCTGCGCCGTGCGGCGATTGGCGCGACGAGTCCGGAGGATTGGCTGCTGTTCAAGGCGCCCGACGAGCAGGGCGGGCAGATTGTCGGCTACCTGCAGGACTGCGGCGCCGACCGCGTGCGCGACCTCTACGGGATCGAAGTGTTCGCCGTCGGGAAGCCCGAGAAGATCGTGGGCGCCGATCCGGCGATCTTCCACTACCTCGTCACCGGCAGCGGGCGCTGCGGCTTGACTGGGCAGGTGCTCGAACACGTCGAGGGCGGCCGGTCGTCGACCGATGACTTCTGCCGCGGCAAGACGGGCGTGGATCTCGAGCTGGCCGTCAGGAAGGCGGCCCGCGCGAATCTCGACGGCGGCGTGACGCGGGAACTGGCCGGCCTGAAGGCGGTCCCGGTGGGCGAGCTCGCCGAGGTCTGGGCGGGCAGCAAGAAGTCCATCGACCAGTGCCGGCGGGGCCGAGGCTTCGGCTCGCGGGACGAGCGCGTCGGCGGGCGGGCGGAATCCGCGCCCGACGTCGACCCGCCGGTCTGCCCGCACTGCGGCGCCACAGGCGTGTACCGGCCCGCCAAAGGCGATCGGAAGCCGTTCTATGGCTGCCCGCGGTATGCGTCCCATGCGGACAAAAAGTGGATTGTGGACGCCGCCAGGTGGGTGCGTGAGCATCCGGCGGCGGCCGCTGACGAGCGCGAACCGGGCAGCGAGGGGTAAATGGCCTCGCCTGCTGTGACCTACCCTGTCACACCTGCGGCGTTGGCCGAACGGGTGCAGTCCGCCTGGTCGACGTACCTCCAACGCCAGGCGCGGCCGGCGAACCCGCATCCGACCGTGTGGGCGTCAGCGTGGCGCCTCTGCGATCGGCGCATGGCGTACGAGCTGACGCAGCCCGGTACGCTGCCGCCGTATCCGCCGGAAGTGATCGCCCGCTTCCGCCGCGGCGACGATCGCGAGCGCGACCTGCTGGCCGATCTGGTCCGCATTGGCCGCGACGCGGATCCGCCGTTTGCCGTCACGAGTCAACAGCAACGGTTCGAGCTGAAAGACCGCCGCGGCCGCGTGGCGATTTCCGGCAAGGTCGACGCGCGGCTGAATTTCGGCGACGCGCAGCCCGTGTGCGAGGTCAAGACGTGGTCGCCGTTCCTCGTCGACCGGATCGAGCGGTTCGAAGACCTCTTCGACAACCCCTGGACGTTGAGCGGCGCGCATCAGCTCCTGGCGTATCTCTATGGCGCGGGCGAAGCCTTCGGCTTCCTGCTGCTCGACCGCTCGGGGCTGCCGCTCCTGCTGCCGGTGGAGCTCGAGGCGCATCTCGATCGCATGGAGGACTTTCTCAGCAAGGCCGAGCGCGTGCTGGATCACGTCGCGGCGGGGACGCTGCCGCCATACTTGCTTGACGGCGCGGCCGAGTGCCGGCGCTGCCCGTGGTATGGGCACACCTGCAACCCGCCGATTGCGAGTCGGGGCGCGCAGATCCTCACGGACCCGGAGCTCGAGGCGCTGCTCGAGCGGCGCGAGCTGCTACAGGGGGCCGGGCGGGAGTACTGGGATCTCGATCGCGCGGTGAAAGAGCGGCTGCGCGGGGTCGAGTCGGGGATCATCGGGAAGTTTGCGATCACCGGGACGTGGGGCAAGACGTCGAAGCTCGACCTGCCGGCGGCACTGAAGAAGCAGTACACGATCACTGATCCAAAGGGCAGGTTCACGTTGGAGATTGCGCGGGTGGGGGCATGACGGCGTACGAGCGGCTCGTGCGGCTGTTTCTCGCCGAGGTCGATCGCGAGGTCGAGGCGGTCGCGGCGCTGGGGCAGGGGCTCGTCGAGGTGGGCGCGTGACGCAGTTGACGCCGAGGCGCAAGGCCGTGCCGCCAAAGAGGATCGGTCAACTCCGGGAAGAGCTGGCGCAGGTGTCGACTGCCTCAGAGGCCTACACGGTCGCGGATCGGGCGCTATATGCCAAGCGTGTCTATGAGGCCATCGGGCACAGTGTCGCAGAGTGCAATCAGTACGCCGAAATTTACATGTCGGCGTACTGGAAATTTGGTCGATTCGTTCAAGACATCGGTCCAGGGCGGCAGAAAACCCCCATCGATGGGGGTTTGCCTGGGACCGAACATCAACGGAATTACGCGCGGCGATGGACGGCAACCGCGAAAGAGTCGGACATTCCCGAGTATGTGCGAGTCGCCACAGAGCAACTCGAATCCGCCTCGATTGCCGGGTGCCTTGAATGGCTCGACCCCGGTCGTCACGGCAATCTGAAAGGCGAGTACGAATGGTACACGCCCGCCGCCATTCTTGATGCGGCACGTGTGGTGATGGGTGGGATTGACCTTGATCCGGCATCGTGCCTGGAGGCGAACGCCGTCGTTCAGGCGACCCACATCTTCACCGAGGCTGATAACGGTCTGGAGCAGCCCTGGCACGGCCGCGTGTTCCTCAATCCGCCGTTCGCCCATCCGACCGTGAAGTACTTCGCTGAGAAGCTACTGGAATCCCTTGAGACCTGCACGGTGGATCAGGCGGTGTGGCTCTCGAATGCGTGCGTTGATACGGAATGGTGGCAGGCGCTCGCCGGACACGGTCTCGTGTGCTGTCACCGTGGACGGATCAAGTTCTATGGCCCCGATGGCGAGCAGCAGCCCCCGACCCTCGGCCAAACCATCATCTATCTCGGACCGGCCCGCGACGCGTTCCGCGCGCAGTTCGAACTCTTCGGCGTGGTGCTGTCATGAGCTTCAATGATCGGACGGTGCAGACCTGTGTCTTCGGCGAGCAACTCCTCGACAAGCTCATTCGACAACAAGAATTCGTGCCCTATTACCCAGAAAAGGGCGTGGCCCATCCGTTCGATCGACTGATCGCGTCGCGCGATAAGCGTCGGCTGGCCATTGTTGAAATCAAGACCAAATGTCGCCGCGTGGCCTATCCAGACACCGGCATCAATCTGAGTCACTATCGCGACTATTTTCACATCACTGCCCAATATAGCGTCCCGCTGTTTCTCGCATTCGTCGATGCGAAGCTGGGCCAAATGTACGGTGGATGGTTCCACGACCTGATCAAGACACGCGAACCGAGTGTCCGGGCACAACTCGCCGGCTGTAAGTCGTATCCCTGGACGTGCAATGGCATCGTGTACTTCCCGTTGTCGGCCATGCGCGTGCTGTACGCGCTCACTCGTGAAGAACGTGAGGCGCTCTGGCCACTTCGACAAACGATGTGGATTGATGGAGAGAAGGATTACGAGTGGGTAGGAGACGGTCCGTCGCCACAAGGTGACGGCTCTTTTCTATGACCGATCCTCGTCTCGCCCTCGTGCTGGCCCTGCTCGCGCTGCCCGGCTGCGCGCATCCCGCGTCGCTCTGCGCCCCCTTCACCGGGATCTGCGCCGACGGGTTGCCGGTGCGGACGCTCGTCGACCCGCAGTGCCCCCGCGGGGATTGCGGCTACTCGTGTCTGCCGGATCGCTGGCTGCTGACGCCCGCGGAGGACCCCTGATGCAGGCCGCCCTCTCGGTCGCGCATGTCGCGGATCTGGTCGGCCGACACTCGGTCTCGGTCGATGACGCGGCGCGCCTGCTGGCCGTCTGCCGCCGCACGGTCTACGCGCGCATGGAGGCCGGCCGCTTGGCGTGGATCCGCGTCGGCAGCTCGCGACGCGTCCTCGTCGCGTCGCTGCTCGACTACGGCCTCCGGATCCGTCTCACCTGACGAGGAGGAGCGCAGGATGCCGACCCGCCCCGTGACCATCGAAGGGATCATGACCTGGACCGAGCGGCCGCCCGAGCGGCCCGAGCGGCCGCAGCGGCCTGAGCGCCCCGTGCGGCTCACGCTCGTGCAGGCCGAGCACCTCGTGTATCAGGGCGCGTTTCGCGTGCCGGCGGGGCTCGGGTACTTCGGCGCCGGCTTGACGTTCCACCAGGCGCACAACTCGCTGTGCGGGGCCGATGCCACCAACAACTACATCGCGGAAGTCGGGCCGCTGCCGACGCCGGTCATCAGCCCGACGGGGAATCTCGGCGACCTGCCCGTCGCGCCGTTGCTGCAGCCGATGACCGACGCGTGCTGCGGGCTCCTCGCAGACATTGTGGGCGACGC